TATACTTTTTCTATACAGTCGGATGCGGTTGGTGTAAAAAAGCCGAACCGATTATAGAAGAACTCAACGCAGAAGATCACAACATACTGAAACTCGATCTTGCGGAACCAGAGAATAAATCAATAGCAGAAGATCTGAAGAAAAAGCATAATATTCAATGCGGAACACCTCTGTTCGTCAATGCCGAGACCGGACATAGTGTTTGCGGTTATCGTGAAAAAGATATTATGTTGAAATGGATTGCTGGTGAAGATATTCCACCACCACCGAGACCGAAAAGCCCTGCGCCGAGAGCACCTTTTCATGGGGCAAAGAAGGGAGAGGAAAATAATTGGAAGGTCGAATATGAGACATGGGCAGATGAAAATTCACATCTTCCGAATCTTAAAACTGCTGATCAGATTCTCGCGATGCCGAGACCGAAATCCATGCCACCACCAATGCCCCGACCGGGTTCATCGAATAATGAGATAAAGAAATGGCGTACTGGGTATAAAAAATGGTCAAAGGAAAACAAGCATCTACCGAACATCATGCCAGTAGACAAGTTGGAAGAAAGAATCAGAAATGCACCCCAACCACAACAGCAGGTTCAGAATATCAATCCAGCGTTTGAACAGAGATTGAAATCAGTAGAAGATAAACTCGATAAGTTGATCCGACATCTAGGTGTTAAGTGATATATAGGCCCAAGCCTACAATAGACCGACCCGCGACTAAAGAAGAGTTAGAACAGATAGATAAAACGGAGCAGATGCTCTCGGAAGAAAAATCACTTCCATCAGCGTCTCAACAAGTACGGAATCTGGCAACTGAGCATTGGCGAAGTTTAAAAGCTTTCATCAAGGGTAGACAGGTTATCGTTCCACAGGAAGTCGCTGAGGCAAGGTGGGACATCTGTAAACAATGTCCCTATTTACTATATGATGAAATGAATCCAGATACGAATAAAAAAGATGGTCGATGTACTGAATGTGGTTGTTTTATGAATGTTAAGACTCACTACGCTACAGCAGAGTGTCCAATCGGAAAATGGAAACGAGAAGATAAAAATAAATAAAAAAAATATATATTTTTGAAATTTTATTTCATATTTATATACGAAATGGTTATGATGTAGATCATAAACACTAAATACTAAACAATAAAAAATAAATACTAAGGAGAATATCAATGGATATTAACGCAATCAAGAGTCGTCTGACTCAACTTCAAAAATCAACTTCAACCAAAGAAAATTTTTGGAAACCTCAACCCGGAAAAACTCAAATCAGAATGGTTCCGTATAAGTTTAATAAAGACAATCCGTTTATTGAATTATATTTTCATTATCAGATGGGACAGAATAAAACTTATATCTCACCAGTATCGTTTGGTAGACCTGATCCGATAAATGAATTTGCGGATAAGTTAAAATCAACCGGTAATAGAGAAGAGTGGATCCAGGGTAAGAAACTCGAACCTAAAATGAGAACATTCGTTCCAGTTGTTGTTCGGGGTCAAGAAAAAGATGGAGTAAAATTCTGGGGGTTTGGTAAAACTGTTTATCAAGAACTTTTGGGTTTTATAGCCGATCCGGATTATGGAGATCTTACAGATCCCGTTAGTGGTCGGGATATTATAGTTGACAAACTGACACCTGCTCAAGCTGGTAATCAGTTCGGTAAGACAACCATAAGAGTAAAACCGAATCAGACACCCATTACTGAAAATAAAGAGGTATTGGAATCGTTATTTGAATCTCAAGTTGAATTACCTGAACTGTATGATGAACCGACATACGATGAATTGAAAGATGCACTGAAGCATTATCTCAATCCTGAGAATGAGGATGCCGAGGATAATAATAGTGCGCCTGTGAAGGCAACTAAAACCAGTACTGCATCGACAGCTGACATCGAAGACGCCTTCGATAAGCTGTTTAATGATTAGTAATTAGTAAATTCATACACATGGGGGTGGGTACGACTCGCCCCCTCAAATTGAGGGTTTTTTATGTTAGAGAAAGATGAGTTAGCGGGTACAATCGCTACTGAACTAAATAAGCAATTTAAACAACATCAGGTGGCATATTTTCTTAATCAAGAATCAGAATCACCTACAGATGTTAAAGACTGGATCTCAACCGGATCATCCATGCTCGATATCGCCATTTCAAATAAACCACATGGTGGAATTGGTGTTGGTAAAATAACGGAATTGAATGGACTGGAGGGATGTGGTAAATCACTAGTAGGTGCACATCTATTAGCAAATACTCAGAAGAAAGGTGGCTTAGCGGTCTATATCGATACTGAGTCTGCTGTTTCACAGGAGTTTTTAGATGCAATCGGTATCGACACTACTAAGATGTTATACGTACAGCTAGAAACTGTTGAAGATGTATTTGAAGCAGTGGAGCACATTATAGCTAAAATTAGAGAATCGGATAAAGATAGATTAGTAACCATTTTAGTCGATAGTTTAGCCGCGGCGACTACTAAAGTCGAAATGGATGCTGATTTTGATAAGGATGGGTGGGCTACATCAAAAGCCATCATTATATCTAAGGCAATGCGAAAGATAACTAACATGATAGCGAGACAACAGGTCGCATTGATATTTACGAATCAGCTTCGTCAGAAACTGGGTGTAATGTTTGGTGATCCCTGGACAACATCAGGTGGTAAGGCTTTACCGTTTCATGCATCGACTCGCGTTAGATTAAAAAACGCAGGGCAGATTAAAGATACTAAGAAAAATACTATCGGGATAAAGATTAAAGCACAGGTGATAAAAAATCGACTCGGTCCACCGTTGAGAACAGCTGAATTTATGTTATATTTCGATAGGGGTATTAGCGATTACGATAGCTGGTTAACTGTTATGAAGGAACATAAATTAGTTAAAACTGCTGGCGCGTGGTACACGTTCAATGATGGAGAGACTGATAAAGATGTTAAGTTTTTATCTAAAGATTTTCATGATATGATGGAAACCAATCTGGAATTGAAAGAAAAAATTTATTCTTTAATCTGCGATAAAGCAATACTAAAATATCAGACGAATACATTGGGTATTGATGACGTCATTGAAACAGATCAAGTCGTCGATGAGTTATAATAAAATTAGTAATGACCGATTAAATGATCTCTGGAGTGAAGTACAAGATGATAACGAAAATAAATCTGAACTAAGTCTCAATAGTAAAATACTCATTGTAGATGGATTGAATACATTCATTCGAGCATTTTCAGCTAATCCATCGATCAACGATGATGGTATTCACATAGGTGGATTAGTGGGATTTTTAAAATCGTTACGTTTTACCATAGCGCGACTTAACCCGACTCGTTGTATAATTGTATTCGATGGTAAGAACGGTTCGAAAAAACGTCGACAGATCTTTGAGCATTATAAACAGCAACGACGAGTCAGATCCAGACTGAATAGAAATGTCGATTGGGCAATAGCACCGATGGATGAACACCAATCGATGAAAAAACAAATAGGTAGATTGGTCAAATATTTAGAACAATTACCGATAACAATAGTTACAGTAGATAATATAGAAGCAGATGATACTATCGCTTACATGACTCGAAGCATTTTCACTGATACTAAGAATATAATCATGAGCACAGATAAAGATTTTTTACAATTAGTAAGTGAAAATACTACAGTCTGGAGTCCAGTGAAAAAACTTATATATGATAAAGAGAGAGTTAAAAGTGAATTCGGTTTAAATGCATCTAATTTTATCATATATAAGATATTGAATGGTGATAAATCAGATAATATTAACGGAGTTCCAGGCGCGGGGCTAAAATCGATTATAAAAAATATTCCCGAGATAGTTGATCAGGATTTATCTGTCATGGAGTTGATTGATTTAATTGAAAAAAATAAAAGTAAAAATAAGTTTTTCGAGAAGGCGAGTAATAATTATTCATTGATTAAGAGAAATTATCTCTTGATGCAACTCCAACAGGTTGATATCAGTAATACGATAAAATTGAAGATACAGGATTATGTAAACAATACAATCCCTGGATTGATAAAGTATAAATTCACTACAATGTTTATGCAAGATAAACTCTGGAGTCAAATACCTGATATGAATTTATGGATAACTGAATTTTTAAAATTAGAACGTTATAGGAAGTTAGATGACAAGTAATTTATCTCAATTTGGTCATAATTTTCAAATTAAATCAATAGTCTGTCTAATGACTCGGTCGGATTTTATAGAACAGATATACGATATAGTGGATCCACAATATTATGACAACGATGCGTTGAAATGGATTGTGAAAGAATGTGTAAATTATTTTGTAGAATATAAAAAATCCATTACATTTGATGCATTTAAAGTCATTATCAGTAATGTCGAGAATGATATATTGAAAACATCTGTCCTTGAAAGCTTGAAGGAAGTGTTTCAGTATCTCGAAGCTACTGATTTAGATTTCGTTCAGGACAAGACGTTGGATTTTTTTAAAAATCAGAAACTAAAAAACGCAATCATTGAATCAGTAGATATATTGGAAGCTAATGGTGATTTCGATATCATAAAAACATTAATTGATGAGGCATTGAAAGCTGGTACGGAACGTGATATTGGGCACAAATATCTTGATATGATTGAACAGCGTTATGAAAATATGGCAAGAGATACTATAAACACACCGTGGAGCCTGATAGATGAGTTGACACAAGGTGGGCTGGGTAAAGGTGAGCTTGGTGTAGTTGTTGCACCTGCAGGTGTGGGAAAAAGTTGGGTGTTATCTACTATTGGTGCACATGCACTTAAATTAGGAAAAAATGTTGTACACTTTACATTAGAATTAAACGAAGCATATGTTGGATTGAGATACGATAGCATTTTCACCGGCATACCTAACCAGAATTTAAAATATCATAAAGATCAAGTTATAGAAACATTACAAACAATTCAACAGGATAATGATGGTGATTTGACAATAAAATATTTTCCAACTAAGAGTGCATCAGTACATACGTTGAATTCTACCTTACAAAAAATGGTTTCACTTGGCAGTGAAGTGGATTTAGTAATAGTCGACTATGCTGATATTATGAAAGATACATCACGTGCAATAGAAATCAGGCATGCACTTGGAAGTATATATGAAGAGTTGAGAGGATTAGCTGGAGAGTTAGAAGTTCCAGTTTGGACAGCTAGTCAAGCAAATCGATCCGCACTGGAAGAAGATGTAATTGAAGCTAGCAAAGTATCAGAGAGTTACCAGAAAGTCATGACTGCCGATTTTGTATTTTCATTATCGAGAAAGATGGGTGATAAAGCAGCTGATACAGGAAGGTTTCATATTATTAAAAATAGATTCGGTCCAGATGGTATAACATTTCCTTCAAAAATCAATACTGATATCGGATTGATAGAAATATATGAATCCAGCACAAGACCTGGGCAGGAACAACAGAAAAAAATTGATAGTAGAGATTATATAGAAAGAAAGATGTTAGGAAATAAATATAAGCATTTGCTTGAACAGAGTTAATACTATTTATTTATGTACGTACAGTAAACAAATAAAGGATATATATGGAATTGACAAAATTTAAGTTATCGGAAAATTTTATCTCAAAATATAAACGAAAACGCCCCCCATTTGGATTTAACGGTCTTGGTGAATTGGTCTATATGAGAACATATTCTCGAATAAAAGAAGATGGTAAAAATGAAATATGGTGGGAGACAGTGCGTCGTGTTGTTGAAGGAACATACACAATGCAAAAGTATTGGATAGAATCACATCAGCTCGGATGGAATCCATGGCAAGCACAGCGATCAGCACAAGAAATGTATGATCGGGTATTTTATATGAAATTCTTGCCACCAGGCAGAGGTTTATGGGCAATGGGAACACCTATAACTGAAGAGAGAGGGTTATATGCAAGCTTGAATAATTGTGCATTTGTTTCAACCGAGACAATAAAGGATGATATAACTAAACCGTTTACCTTTTTGATGGATGCGTCTATGTTAGGTGTTGGTGTAGGATTTGATGTAAAAGGAGCAGGTCAGATTATTGTAAAGGGACCTAGCACATCTCGTGAAACAGAAATGGTTGTAGTACCAGATGATAGAGAAGGATGGGTTGAAAGTGTTAGAGTGTTAATTGAAAGTTATTTTTTAGGTACTGCACCTGTTCAATTTGACTACAGTTCTGTTCGCGCAGCTGGTGAGCCTATAAAAACGTTTGGTGGAACTAGCGGTGGCCATGAGCCGTTAGAAGACTGTCATAACAATGTTGCAGATATTTTAAATAAAAATATAAACGAACCATTAACAGTAACATCTATTGTTGATATAATGAATATAATTGGAAAATGTGTTGTCAGTGGAAATGTTAGGAGAACTGCTGAAATTGTATTTGGTGAACCTGATGATGAAGAATATTTAGATTTAAAAAATTATAAAGCAAATCCTCATAGAGAGACTTATGGCTGGACATCGAATAATTCAGTATATGCAGAATTAGGTATGGATTATGCGGATATATGTAAGAGAATAGTAGATAATGGTGAACCTGGTCTTGCTTGGTTGGAAAATATGCGCGGCTATTCTAGAATGAAAAATGGTATGAATAATAAAGATCATCGAGTAGCAGGTGGTAATCCGTGCTTGGAACAATCTCTTGAAAGTTATGAACTGTGTTGCCTTGTGGAGACATTCCCTAGTAATCATAAAAATTTAGATGATTATCTCAAAACATTAAAATATGCTTATCTCTATGCTAAAACTGTAACGTTAGGAAAAACACATTGGCCTGAAACTAATCGCGTGATGTTACGAAATAGAAGAATAGGATGCTCTGTTAGCGGTATAGCTCAGTTTATAACAGATAGAGGGTTGAAAGATTTAAAAGAATGGTTAGAGACTGGTTATGATCATATTCAAGAATTAGATAAGCAGTATTCAGATTGGTTGGCTGTACCGAGATCGATAAAAACCACCTCCGTTAAACCATCAGGGACTGTATCTTTATTAGCTGGTGCAACACCAGGGTTACATTATCCGGAAAGTAGATTTTATATTAGAAGAATAAGAATATCAAAACATAGTGAATTGATTGTACCTCTGCAGCAAGCTGGTTATAATGTTGAACCTGCTTTTGGATCGGAAGATTCAACTGTTGTAGTTGATGTACCTGTTGATGTAGGGGAAGGTATAAAGACAGCAGGTGAACTTACCATTTGGGAACAGTTTAGCATAGCTGCATTTATGCAAAGACATTGGGCTGATAATCAGGTTTCATGCACTGTTACTTTTAATCCGAAAACTGAAAATGATCAGATAGAACCTGTTTTAAATTATTTTCAGTATCATTTAAAGGGTATATCTTTATTACCAAGACATGATATAGGAGCGTATAAGCAGATGCCATATGAAGCTATAGTTGAAAAAACATATACTGATATGGTTAGTAATCTTAAAGTATTAAATTTTAGAAAAGTAAAAGGTGAAGAAGCAGAGGTAGATAAATTCTGTAATAATGATATTTGTGAAATTTAACAGTTGCCTTGTATAGTAAAGGTTTCGTATATTCTATTAGTTAATTGAGGTAGCACCATTTATTATAATATATTTTATGATTGGAAAGAAAATAGTATTCATCTATGGGATGATACAACTGGTCATGAACGATTTAAATTTAAAAGTTATGCTTATGTGCCCGATAGTAATGGTCAATATATCAGTTTGTATGGTGATAAATTAAAAAAAGTAAAATATTTTAAAGATCTTGAAAATGTATTTGAGGGTGATGTGAATAGAGAAATTCGCACATTAGTGGATAGATATTATGATTCAGACGAGGTCAGTAGAAACACAAGAGTTGCTTTTTTTGATATTGAGGTAGAGGTAGGTGATGCATTTCCTGACTATAAAAACCCTGTTAATGAATTAAGAAGTTTTACATTATATGATGTTATTACAAAAACTTTTCATGCATATATTGTAGATCCTGATAATAGAGTTACATTGAAAAGTAAGAATAATACTATAATAAAATGCTTTCAGAGTGAAATTGAACTTATTTATGCATTTTTAGATTTGTTAGAAGAAGTCAATCCTACTATCATATCAGGATGGAATAGTGATTATTTTGATATACCGTATCTCTATAATAGAATCAAACATACACTAGGTTATAATAAAGCCTGTAGTATAAGCCCTATAGGTAAAGTAGTATATCAGGAAAGAGCTGAAGTGTATAAAATTGCTGGATTGACACAGATAGATTATCTTAAATTATATAAGAAATTATCTATGGGTGAACGACCGAGTTATAAATTAGATGCTATTGGTGAAAGCGAAGTTGGTATTAAGAAACTAGATTATGAGGGTACGTTAGATGATCTATGGGAGCAGGATAGAAATAGATATCTCAGTTATAATATTAATGATGTCAAAATATTAGTTGAATTAGATACAAAACTTAATTATATTGATATCGCTCGAGCAATCTGTCATAAAGGGCATGTACCGTATGAGTTTTATAGCACTACATCAGCTGTACTGGATGGTGCTGTGTTGACATATTTAAAACGTAAAGGTATCATCGCACCTAATAAAGATCGAACTAAAACATATGATTCGGAGAAAGAAAATATTCAAGGTGCTTTTGTAAAAGTACCACAGGCTGGATTACATAAATGGGTATTCGATATAGATGCAACCAGTATGTACCCGAATGTTATTATGAGTTTGAATCTCAGTCCAGAAACAAAATTAGGTAAAGTATTAAATTGGAATCCGAAACAATTCATACAGGGAAAGATTGAACAGTATACTGTTGTAAATAGAGTGAATGAAAATCCTAAAACCATAACATTTGAACATTTGAAAACCTTTTTACAAGATGAAAATATAAGTATAAGTGGCAACGGGGTGATGTATAGAACTGATACAAAAGGATTAGTACCAGAAATTCTCGAAACATGGTTTGATGAGCGTGTTGAATTTAAAAGATTAAGAAAAGAAAATTTACTAAAAGGTAATAAAAAACAAGCAACAATTTATAACTTAAAACAGTATACTCAAAAAATATTATTAAATAGTTTTTACGGTGTACTGGGTTCACCTGCATTTAGATTTTATGATTTAGATAATGGAAATGCAGTAACCAGTACCAGTAGAGAAATGATCAGATATGCTGAATCTGAAGGAAATAAATTTTATAATACTAAATTAAATACAGTTGATAAAGACTATTGTATATACATTGATACTGATTCCTTATTTTTTCCTGCATTACCGGTTATACAGAAGAATAATCCAGATATTGATATTACTGATACTGATAATATGATTAAAATGACACTTGAAATGACTAATGAATTTCAAAGTTATATTAATAATTCTCTGAGTAATTTTAGTAAGCAATATTGTAATATTGAAACTCATAGATTTAATTTTAAGCAAGAAGTTATTGCTGTGGGTGGTTTTTTTGTTGCAAAGAAGCGGTATGGATTATGGATAGTTGATGAAGAGGGTGTAAAAGTAGATAAACTGCTAGTTAAGGGTATTGATATTGTGAGAAGTAATTTTCCTAATAGTTTTAAAGTACTGTTTTCTTCTATATTAAAGGATATATTACAAGGTCAAGATAAAGATATCATTACTGATGCTGTAAAGAAATTTAAACGGAATATTAAATCCCAGACTGTAGAAGATATTGCATTGAATACTAGCGTACAGAAGATAAATAAATTTTTAACTCAAGATGGTATGATAAAGAAAGGTACACCAGCACATGTTCGCAGTGCCATTAATTATAACAGATTGTTACATATATTTAAGTTAGTGAGTAAGTATAATGAGATACAGGAGAAGGATAAAATAAAATGGGTATACTTAAAAAATAATCCATATAGATTTGAGAAAATTGCTTTTAAAAATGATGAAAATCCATCTGAAATTATGAATTTCATTACACAGTATATAGATATCAATAAAATTTTTCAACAAGCGGTTATGAATAAGTTGCAAACTTTTTATGACGCTATGAAATGGGGTAGAGTAAATCTATCCATAAACACAATAGATAAATTTTTAGCATAGGAGAAATAAAATGGGTACAGTCACTTTGGAAAATAGATCACCAGTATCATACAAATATGTTAGTACGAAAGAATATGTAGATAAGTTTCCATGCGCATACAGACAATGGAGAGCAGATAGTCATTGTAATGTAATTCATGGATATTGTTTTAGCATGAGATTCTTTTTCGGTACAGATCATTTAGATGTTAGAAATTGGGTCGCTGATTATGGCGGACTTAGAGAACTCAAACAAGTTCTCGATGAGCAATTCGATCATACATTATTAGTAGCCGAAGACGAGCCAGAAATGGATCTTTATAAAGAATTAGAAAAACGAGATTTAGCAAGACTTACCGTATTGCCAAATCTGGGATGTGAAGCCATAGCTGATCAATTATACAAATATGTAAATGGAGTGTTCATTCCAGATATGTGGGGACCCGGAGAAGCTGAAAGACTTTGGTGTTTCAGAGTAGAAATACGTGAAACACAAACCAATATGGCTTATCGTGAAGGGCATAGAGAGTGGAACGAGGATTTATTCGAAGATGTATCATAACAGGTGTCTGCAATGAAATATTATCACTTTGATAATTGCAAATATAAGGAAGATAAATAATGGAAGGAATAACGAATTATAATAAAGTATTGCCAATTATTGAGCTGTATAGAGCAGTACAAGCTGAAGGTAGTAGATTTGGGATACCCACAATAGTTGTAAGAACCACAGGATGTGTTCTCAGATGCTATTTCGGTGAAGGTGGATGGTGTGATTCTTGGTACTCGAGTATCCATCCCGAAAAAGGTAGATATACATTTAATGATGTAGAGCGGATATATGATGAGAATCCACACGTCAAAGAAATGATGCTGACTGGTGGATCGCCAAGTATGCACCCAGAATTAGTTAATCAGTTGATGAATTTTGCCCACAAACGTGGTATTTTTGTCACGATGGAAACAGAAGGTTCGCATGTAATACAAACCGATATACCGATCGATCTGATCAGTCTGAGCCCCAAGTTCAGCAATTCTGTTCCAGTAGTCGGCACCGAGACCCCAAAAGGGCAAATTGTGGATGAGAAATTTGTTGCCTTGCATAATAGATATAGGTTAAATTATGATGTAATTGAAGAACTGTTATCTTATCATTCAGATTATCATTTCAAGCCAGTTTGGGATGGTACTGAAGAAAACATACAAGAAATTGAAACATTCAGATTACGATTAGATATACCGAAAGAAAAAACGTATATCATGCCAGCAGGTGATACGAGAGAGACGCTGATTGAAATGTATCCGAAAGTTTTTGAACTCTGCGCTGAACACGGTTATAGAATGACAGGTAGAGATCACATTATAGCATTCGACACAGAAAGAGAAGTATGATAACTAAATTTATTAAAGAGGTTATATGAGAGTAAGTCATGAAGTGCCTATTGCACTTTTAAAACAATCCCGTAATTTTAATGATTATGATTATGCTTTAGTTCATCTATTTGATGAATATCCAGAGTATTATGAATTTTATAAAGAGAGTGTACAGAGCAACAGACATGTGTTACTTGATAACAGTATATTTGAACTCGGTGAAGCTTACATAGGTTATGAATTTGCTAAGTGGATAGAAAAACTCAGACCAACAGAATATATCATACCTGATAGTTTGGATAATGCAGAAGAAACTATCTATAATTTAGATAATTGGATACAGAATTATGATGTACCGGGTAAGACTATAGGTGTAGCACAGGGTAGTACGTATGAAGAGTTTGAAAAATGTTTTCTATATGTACAGGATAGAGTAGATAAGGTAGCATTAAGTTTTGATTGTAAGTTTTATCATGACATGTTTAGTCCGTCAGACTATTTCAATAAATGGCAATGTTTTATGTTCGGTAGAATTAAAACGCTGAATAAATTATTTACTAAAGATTTAGTTAACAAACCATTACATTTATTAGGTTGTGCGTTACCGCAAGAGTTTGTACATTATAGAAAAAATAAATGGATAGATACACTTGATACATCTAATCCTGTTGTTCACGGAATAAAGGGTATTCAATATGAAAGTTACGGATTACTACATAAACAGTCTATAAAACTAGTAGATATGATAGAGAAAAAAAATATTCAATTTACAGATATACAGTATAACTTAAAAGCATTCAGGGAGTTTATTAAATAATGGTTTGGATTGCCTTTTTCAGTCAGACAGGTGGTGAAATACAAGCACTATCAGAGATGTTAGGTAGATACCCTGATTTGATAGTTACTAACCGTAATGATTTAACAAATGTGAAGGTTAAACACCGTACAATGCTTAAGCTACCTAATAAACCCAGTGTACAAGAGTATTTAGATATTCTTAAATATTATGATAGTGAAAACACTATTATAACCTTACATGGATATCTCAGAATATTACCAGCGCAAGTGTGTGATAAATATGAAATATATAATTTACATCCAGGATTGATAACTAAATATCCTGAGTTGAAAGGAAAAGATCCGCAAGAAAAAGCATATAAGTTAAAATTACCAACTTCAGGTGCTGTATTGCATAGAGTAACAGCAGAATTAGATTCTGGACCTATAATTGATAGTTTTGAGATTAATATACAAAAAAAATCTGTTAATGAAATTTACGATAATATTTATAATAAATCAACCAGTCTTTGGTTTAAAAATTTAAAAAGGAAATTCAACGGTTATGAAACTTAGTCTAGCAGGAACTCATAGTTCTGGAAAAACCACAATAATAAGAGAGCTTCAAAAACAAACAGGTGTAACAGATAGATTTACTATTGTTGATGAAGTAACACGTAAGATTGCTAAAGAAGGATATCCCGTGTTATCAAAAGATTCAGTTACGAGCAATCATACACAAATATTAATAATGTCAGAACATATTAAAAACTGGTATTTAGATAATAGTATTTTAGATAGAGGTCCGGTCGATGGCTATGTCTATACTAAATTTTTTTATGATATAGGTGTAATAGATGAATGGGTTATGACTTTTGCTAGAAATGTATTTCATAACATTGCATTTGATTATCAGATGTATTTTTTAACCGATCCATCCATACCGTTGAAAAATGATGGTTTTAGGAATATGGATATGGGAGCACGTGATAGAATTGGAGAGATATTTGAAGAAACATTTGAAGAGTATCCTGAACTCTCGATGACAAGATTGACAGGTACTGTCAGTGATAGAATGAAAATTATTAAAAATTATTTGGAGAAAATATAATATGGGTCAATTACCAGAAGCAACACATTTGGGTAAAGTTAGTAAGTATCCACAGCAATATGATAAAACTGTATTGGTAAGGGTAGATCGCTATGATAACAGAAAAGATTATAATATTGATTCTGATAACCTACCTTTTATCGGGTACGATACATGGCATGGTTATGAAGCCAGTTGTATGACCAGCAAAGGGTTACCTGTAGTGGGAATGCTTAAGATAGTATATCCTAGTTCTAGTAAATATATTGTAGAGAGTAAGAGTTTAAAATTATACTTGAATAGTTTTAATATGACTGTGATGGGTAATACAATAGATGAAGCTGTAGTAAAAGCAACTCAAACTATTGAACAGGATTTAAGTGATTATTTACAGACAAGGGTAAGAGCATATTGGCATAGAGGTACACAAAGTAGTGATCATGTATTTAGAAATTATGTTAATATAACTTATCAAACAGATATAGAGAGTATCGAGTTTAAACATTATAACGAATCACCTAACATACTGACAGGTAATAAAACAAATAAACAATATAGTAAAAAAATATATTGTGAATTACTTCGTAGTAATTGTAAAGTTACAAGTCAACCTGATTGGGGAACATTGTTTATATATTATAATGGATTATATGATATACAGGTTGATAGTCTGGTTAAGTATATTGTAAGTTTTAGAAATGAAAATCATTTTCATGAGGAAGTTGTAGAAATGGTATATAAGAGATTATATGATAGATTTGAACCACATGACTTACTAGTAGGTGCAATATATACAAGAAGAGGTGGTATTGATATCTGTCCACAACGCGCTACCAGTAGTGATTTGTTAGATATGAATCTCATGACACCAGATATACAGACTATTAAATTATATAGACAATAAGGAGAGAATATGGCTCTACTCAAACATGCAAATCATAACATACCTTTAACTGAAAAACAAAAACAATCTATGATTAAGAAAGCAGCAAAACATTATGGTAAGTATATGGACGCGCTAGGTATAGATTGGATAAATGATCCGAATAGTGCAGATACTCCAATGAGGGTAGCTAAAGCATTTGTTACTGATTTAGCAAGTGGCTGCTACAGTGAAGCACCTAAAATAACTGCATTTGATAATATTGATAATTATGATGGAATTGTATTCCAAGGAAACATAACAGTACACTCTTTTTGTAGTCATCATCATCTACCTTTTATTGGATACGCTCATGTTGCTTACATTCCAACATCAGAGGGTAAGGTTATCGGATTGAGTAAGTTAAATAGAATAGTTGAATATTACGCAAGAAGGCCACAAGTACAAGAAAATCTAACTATGCAGATACACTCACATATTGATAAAGTATGTGGAGATAATAGGGGTGTAGCGGTAATGGTAGAGGCAGATCATATGTGTGCGTGTGTAAGAGGTGTAAAACATAATTCAACTATGAAAACAGCTAGAGTCAGTGGATGCTTTTTAGATGATGAAGATAATTCACGAGCTGAATTCTATTCTTTTATAAGAGATTTAAAAAGGGATTAAGTTGGGTATCCCAGTAACATACTTCCCAACAATAATCATTAGGAGTTAGAAAATGAAAAAACAAGCAGTATTATCACTTAGTGGTGGTATGGATAGTTCAACAGTTCTATTGCGGTTATTAGCAGACGGGTATACGGTCACCGCATTGAGTTTTGACTATGGGCAGAAGCATAGGGTAGAGCTTGAAAGAGCGAAAGAGCTTATTAGTTATTTAAAGGATAATAATAACGAAGTTACACATCAAGTGATAAAACTTGAGGGACTGAGTCAATTATTGAATTCACATTTAGTTGAGGGTGGCGACGATATACCAGAAGGTCATTATGAAGAAGCCAATATGATTGATACAGTTGTACCGAATCGAAATAAGATGATGAATTCAATCGTTCAAGCAGTAGCGTTATCAATAGCGACAAAACTCGATACTGATGTCGTGATAGCGATGGGCATTCATGCAGGTGATCATGCAATTTACCCAGACTGTAGACAAGAGTTTCGCGATGCTGATTTTGAAGCATTTAAGATCGGAAATTGGGAGTCAGAAAAAGTAACTGTATCAACTCCCTATTTAGATACAGATAAATATGGAATTTTACAAGATGGCGAAATATGTTGTGATCGACTAGGTTTAGATTTTGATGAAGTGTATAGTCGTACCAATACTTCTTATAAACCTACTCCAGACGGACATAGTGATTTCAAGAGTGCATCGAGTGTTGAACGGATTGAAGCTTTCATAAAGTTAGGACGGCCTGATCCTGTACAGTATGCAGATGAGCTCGGACCAGTGCCATATGACGTAGCGAAAAGTCATGTTAAGTTTGTTTTAGAGGAGGCAGCATAATGCGTAGTTTATTCTTCATACCGGATCCAGAGAGACATTTTTGGGTCAGTATAATAAAAAGTATGTTCCGTATAGCAGGTTTCGCTGGCTTGATATATTCAGTTATCGGTGGAGCAGTATTATTAATAATAGCTGAGATCT